CCAGTCACTGAAAAGAAATTGTCTTTATCAATATAATCAGTATATTTCCATGTATTAAATCGAGAACCGACACCTATGGAACGAACATGTTGTAATCTCCGATAAACAGCCATATATGTGAAATATGAACTAATACAAATATATATACACAAATAAATAATACAAAAAATGAAAATATATATAGTTGTCCATCGGGCAAATACATGTTGCCAGCCTACACAAAACAACAAAATACAAAACGAAACAATGAAACTATAACGAATTTGATTATAAATACATCGCCTATGCCAATAAACATATGCATATTCAAAATATTTGTGATTGGTAATAAAACTAGGTAAAACACTAATATTAAAATCGATGAAATTATCTATGCTCAAAATAATATTACGCGATATCACACTAACTTTTCTTTTGGATAATATTTCAAATACTTTACGTTCCCACCATGTGGGGAACAATGACGCATATATATAGCTAGTAACTCGCAACCATATAGCAATACCTGAGTAGTGATAAAACCAATTGCTCAATAAACCAATCACACTTACATTCAAAAAGGACATTAAATAAATAAAATATTGATTGTAAAAATAATCAGCGACAAAAGATTGTTCTTCCTTAACGATAGGTTCATCATCAGTAGTACATTGACACCATTGTTCTATCATGTTGCAATCAGAACAACAAGAAAAAGAACTTTCGTCTAAACGTTGCTTTTCTATAAAGGCGCGCTGCATAGCAAAATGTTTCTTTGTTTCATTATATAAAAATCGAAGATAACGTTCAATACCAATGTTTTTCATTTCTCCCAAGTCATCATTCACCAACCATAAATCATAGTCCTCAGCCATATTAGCCAATTTAGAATTATGCTTCTTCTTGACCGTGAAAACACTAATATTCCATAGATCTTCAATATAGCCATGACGAGTAGCTTTTTCTGCTTTTCGCGAATCTAATTGACCATTAGCATCCGCAAACTCGTCCTTAACTCGTATGTCGATATGCAGATTACATCGACGCACTACGGACATTGGTTCAACAGACCAATTCTCAGCAGACAAAGTACGATTGTTTGTAGTGATTCCAACTGCTTTAGCATCCAGCCATATTTTACCCTTATCCGGTATGTCGGCACGATTTACAGACTGAGGTTGGTTGTTAACCAATTTAATTAAAATATCAGCGGGATTTATTTTTTCTTTAGTATGTATAGTATTGCACATATCATCAATAGTAATACCAGTTGTGTCATTACGTATGTTCTCCCAATATTCTTTTTCAGGCTCAATTTTCTTAATATTGGTATCTTGAAATGAGAAACCATTATATCGTAAAATCTCGCGCACTGTTATTAAATTAAAAGAAGTTTTTCCCACACCTGATGTACCCCAAGTCTTAACACAATATGGAGCAATTCTCAAAGTTTCAGATTTTTGAGTCAAAATAATATCATTTTCGAGAGCGAGTGCAGTTCGCAGTAATTTTCGACAAATAACAACCTCAATTGGTTTAACATTGAGTTGAGCCGCACGGATATCATCGGCCAAATCGTAAACTAGACCACATAACACAGCAAAATCTTGTCGACACGATCCTTGAACATGATTTTTAACCATCAAAGATAAATCCTCAACACGAATTTCAAGCTCAAGCATTTTATCCGATGTTACAAACAAAGGGCGCATACTCTTTTTGCAAAAACACTGATAACCTTGTTTGAAGAAGAAAATAATAGATGATAAAGTTGAATCCATCACATCGATCATATTTGTTCTTCTTTCGTCAAAAGCCTGTATAGCAAAGATTTCAAAGCCTTTAACATGCCAACAACTAGGTTGCACCAAACCAATAGTACATAACAGTGATGCTATAATTCTGGCATGTGACACAAATGGTTTATTCAACAAATTTCTGAAGGAATGACCACAATCGCCACCTGTATCTTTAAGTATATCATCTGCCAAACTTTGTTCTGTCTCATAAAACAAGGCTGCGCGAATACATTTAACTAATGATCCAGTTACAGATCGTGGCAATAAAGACATTGCATATTGGACAACATGTAAAGAAACTGCTGTCATATCATTACGATATTTAAAAACGGCCCACGCTGCAACCAATGTTGTTTCAACACGTTTAATGGTCGTATCATTATTGCCACAACAATTATGAATAACGGTTAACGCCTGTAATAAATAATCATATAAAAGCACAGTATCATCATTTCCATCTTCAGCAGTGTGTTCATCACAAAAATTTCTAAAGAAATCATCAGCATATTTTCCATCCAACGAATAAATACGACAAATAGCCCGCATTAATCTAATGCGTTCTTCTTTATCCGCTTTCGAGCGGACTATTTCAGCAAGTAACATATCATGTTGCTCCTGAATCATGGGTGCTGGAAAAATTCCAAATAGCTCATCAGCCTCCATAATAGATTCCTGGCGCTTATGCCGCCCACGGAATACGACCTTCTTCTTACCTCCACTTTTGTTTTGGTTGAGGGCATTGCCTCTCTTCGCGTGCATCTTCATATCGTTATTCATGATCTATTCAAAATTTAAATAGCCATGAAACACGATAGAAGAAACACGCACTAAATTAGTGCGTACTTCATCTATCTGACCAAGGTGTAATCATTTGGGGGGAATAAATCCGGGCCAAACTTTCCGCGATA